ATAAATGGATCAAGGCCGAGACTGTTGAAGCGGTAGAAGTTGTACAAGCATACTATGGCTATAGCACTGAAAAAGCCGTCCAGGTACTGCCCCTACTGTCCGAAGCAGACATTGAAACACTGATAAAAAGGACAAGAAAAGGTGGCTTAAATGGCTGACGATTTCTTCAAAATTGATTTTCCTGGTTATGCGCCACTGGAAATCAGTCTTAATCAACCCGACGATTTTTTAAAGGTTCGGGAAACTCTGACTCGCATAGGTGTAGCTAGCAGAAAAGATAATACACTATATCAGAGCTGTCATATACTACACAAGCAAGGTCGATACTTCATAGTTCATTTCAAAGAATTATTTGTTTTAGATGGTAAACCTGCTGATTTAACTGATAACGATATACAGCGCAGAAATACCATAGCCAAGTTATTGGTTGACTGGGGACTGGTCAAAGTTCTTGAACCAGGTGTTATGTTTGATCAGGCGCCACTTAGTCAAATCAAAGTCATTAGTTTCAAGGACAAAGATAATTGGCATCTGGAAAGTAAATATAATATCGGTAAGAAAAAACCTGACGCAGCATATAAATAATTAATCCCTGGGATGGGAACTAGCATGCCAGCGAAGGCTAGTAAAATATCCACTGGTGCCAACGCCACATGGGTTGGCAATTTTTAATCTCGCTTTCGAGGAGAACTTAAATGACACTTATGCTTAAAAACGCACCTTTCGATATGTTTAAAGACTTTGAAAAATTATTTGTAGGTTTTGATGATACCTACAATCGCATGGCTAAATTCCATGACGATGTGACCAAAAACATTCCTAACTATCCTCCCTACAATATTCGCAAGGTCGAAGATAACAAATATGTTATTGAACTGGCTGTTGCTGGGTTCGCCCGTCAGGATATTGATATCACCTTTGAGGATAACAAGCTTATTGTCAGCGGCAAAACCGAAGATGATAACAGCAATTTCCTGTTCAAAGGAATTGCTAATCGAGCTTTTACCCGTACCTTCTTCCTGGATGACACCATTGAGATCAATGATGCTGCCATGATGAATGGTATGCTTAAGATTGCTTTGGAAAAAATTATTCCAGAACATAAAAAGCCCAAGAAAATTGCCGTGAACGATGGTGAAACAAAACCTAAATCTAAAAAGACTCTATTGAACGAAAATGACACCTACGTCTAGACTCCAGCGTTTTTGGACATGGATGCTAGAATACCTAAGGTACGATCCAGTACACGATCATTTAGCTCAGAGTGTAGACCGAGCAGACTATGTCGCTCGATTCAAAAATCTTAGATACAAGGGTCTACTATGAAAAATTTCTGGGAAAAGTTTCTGGAATTTTGTAATGACATTGGTACAGCCCGAGCTGCTACCATAGCTACAAGAAGCGGTAAAATCGACCTGGCCAAAGAAATAATGACCAAAAAGGGCAATAAAAATGCCTAACTGGTGGCCAGTAACCGATGAAGAATGGGAACGTCTTAACTATCCTGAACGATTCCTGTAGTTCTGGGGGCGAAAGCCCCCTTTTTATTTGGAGAAATTATGATTAAAATCTTAAAACTTGTGACTGGTGAAGAAATAATTGCAGATGCGGTTAGGTCAGATACTGATTGGATTCTAAAATCCCCAGCAGTGATCCAACTCATGTCCAGTAGAACTGACCCTAATCAGATCATGATCGGGCTTTTGCCATATGCCCAGTATACCCAGGGGCATAACATTGTTGTTCCTTTAAACTTTGTTATCTGGTCTGAAAATCCTGTAGACGAACTATATAATCAGTATAATAGTATGTTTGGATCAGGTATTCAGCTGGCATGAAACTAGACATAGTTCTTAAGTGGCTGTCTACAGCAATGCTCATAGCTGGTGCTGCTTTGACCAGTGGTTCCTGGTTGTATCCTATAAATGTTGTCTTATTTTTATTGGGTAATTTATTCTGGGCCTGGGTCGGATTTATCTGGAAAGAATATAGTTTAATTGTTTTGAATGTAGTCATTACCATAATCTATGTAATTGGTTTGACCATAAAATACTGGAGTGCATATGCAACGAACAGCTAGAGTCGACAGTAGAAAAAGTGTTGTTAAAAAACGTACCAAGTCCGGTGGACAGGTCCGAAAAAGTAGCATGAGCAAACATGAGAAACGAAGCTACAAGCCCTACAGAGGTCAGGGCCGATAGAAATATTAAGTTTCTGTTAAGATTGAC